AGCAATGCTTACCCCTGGAGAATTTGTTGTTCGTAAAAATGCCGTTGATTCTTTTGGGGTAAATAGTCTTAATAAAATAAATGATGGCTCATACGGAGGATCTTCAGTGTATAATTATAATCTAAACGTTAATGTTAAATCTGATGCAAATCCAAATGATATTGCAAGAACGGTTATGACACAGATTAAACAAATTGACAATCAAAGAATTAGAACTCAAAGAGGGGCATAATGGCAACCGCAGCATATATTTCGGGTAGAAAGAGATATCAGAGACCACAGGGCATCCTTTGGTCAGAGAATGCTGGAACTCTTGTAAACGGTCTTTACGTGCCAACTGGACAAGAAATAGGAGCAGATCCAGCCCTTACCTCTGGTGGTGTTGACCAATTTTTAATATTGTCAGATCATAATAGAGCAGAAATGTCATTTAACTCAGAACGAATTGAAAAACGAGAAAGAACTATCAATGGTAGGATGAGGTCTTATCATATTGCAGATAAACTTACAATGAATGTATCTTGGAGTAATTTACCATCCCGTGGATATTCTGAGTTAGCAGACTTTAGTTCAACTGGCTCTTCACCAAGTAAAAATACAACTGGAGAGTTTACTTCAGATGGTGGAGCAGGCGGAGTAGAAGTATTAGATTGGTATGAAAACCATCAAGGTCCATTCTGGATGTTTTTGGCTTATGATAAATATAAAAACTTTGGAACAGATAATTCATCATTTAATAACTTAGGAAAATATAATCAAATTATTCAAGTTTATTTTGCTGATTTTAACTATAGCGTAGTAAAACGTGGTGGGACAAACCATGATCTTTGGAATATTTCGGTAACGCTGGAAGAGGTCTAAATTGTTTGTTGACGAAGCATTAAAGACCCACTTTGAAACCTCTGCAACAATAAAACTTCAATCATTAGTTCTGGCTGAATGGAATATGAACATGCCAGATAATATTTTTTATGTTGGTAATTATAGATATAGACCAACTGATACAGACCCTAAGTTTAAAACTCTTCCAATTTATTTTGACCAATTAGATGTTGGCGACTACTACACAGATGCAACAGACTCTGAAGTATCTATAGATGGCGGGGTAGATGACGAAGACTCCCCACAATTATTTACATCGATAGAACAAAAGAGAAAACTACTATACTCATTAGAAGATTGTTTAAAGCCATTTAGACCAAGATCTGGAATTAACAAGCCATTATTTTTTAGATCTAACAAGCAGTATCTGGCAAATTCTGGAGCATCCTTAGCCCAAAGACCAAGATACTATATGTCATCTAGATATGATCAATTTAAATACTGGAACTCATATAGAAAAGAAGAAGGTTTGGAAAGAGGTATTGCAAAAGTATCAGGTGGTCAGTATTACATTGATGATGCAGTACCGTTTGTAGTATACAAAGAACAAGTTCCTGCAAATAGAATTGTTATAAAAATGCAAACAAATGTAGGGGATGTTGACTTAGCCCCATTTACAAATTTTTCTTCAACATTTGCAGACCCCCTTTATGGAGATATAAATAAGACAACACCAAAAAGATGGAAAATTCAATACCTTAAAAATAACAATTGGGTAGATGCTTACTCGTTTAACGAAAATTCTACTAGACTAGATGGAACCCCAATCATTAAATCAGATGGATATATAGAGTTAGAATATGGGTTAATTATTCCAGATAGGTATAAGGATAACTTTGTTTTTGCAGAAACATATTCATCTGAAACATTACTTCCAGAATCATCTATAGATGGATATGCGTATTTTGTTTTAGAAAATGAACTTAGTATTGGGGCATTTTTTGTTTGGAGTGATGAGATTTCTGATTATGAAACATTTGCACCAGAGTATGGTTGGACATTAGGATCTGAATCTCTTAATGCAAGAACTAGTTTTGTTAAAGATTTTGTTTCACCTTCTTCTTTTGTAAACCCTAACACTAGTGAAACAAGATATAGGGAGTTTGAGTATATTAAAGGAATTAGAGTTGTTGCAGAAACAATGAACAAGGATGGCACAACATTTGATTTAATTGAAATGTCTCCTAGACTTGTTGCTGACATATCTGATAGTGTTATTGAGTATACTGTTCGTAAATCACTTTCTGATCTTGGAAATACTTCTTTGCCAGTTGGTCAACTATTAGCATCTACTGGAACAATTTCAATATTCGATACAGATCAAGCATTTAATGCAAATAATACAGATAGCATTATTGCTAAATATTTAAGAAAAAATATAAAATTTAATTTTTATGAGCAAATTGCTGATGTAGGTGGGGTTGAATATTATGATTTTGTACCAATTAAAACCTTATACTCTGAAGGAATTCCACAATCAGATGTCACTGCTGCTACCCTTTCTTTAGAACTAAGAGACTTTTATTTCTTTTTAGAATCTATGCCTGCTCCAAGAATGCTTGTTACTGAGGTTTCTTTAAGTTATGCAATTTCATTATTACTAGACTATATAGGTTTTGCAAATTATTCTTTTAAAAGAATTGACGGAGAAAGTGATCCTATAATTCCGTATTTCTTTATAGCACCAGATCAAAACGTTGCTGAGGTTTTAAATCAACTTGCAGTATCAACACAGACATCAATGTTTTTTGATGAATATAATAACTTTATTGTAATGAGTAAAGATTATTTAATGCCTTCAGAGTCTATGAGATCTACAGATTTACAACTTATTGGAAATAACAATCAATCAATTTCTGGCATTATTGAAAATCAAATAGGACCAACTATTCCAAATATTATTGCAATAAGCAGCCAAGATAAGCAAATATTTAATGATGGAAAAATAAACTATACAACAAGATATATTCAAAGGTCATATGGGTCAATTCGTCAAGCATCTATAATTGATAAAGAAAAAACGTGGATATATAAACCAGCATTATTGTGGGAAGTTTCTGGAACTAACTCAACAAAAACCATAAATGAATTAGCCTCAAAGCAAGGTAATTATGTTTTAGGGGCAATGCCATTAAACTCAGATTTGTCAAATTTTCCACCGACAGTTGCTAATGGGGTAGTAATTAATAATATTATAGATCTTGGAGAAAATATTTATTGGTTAACAAGATATCAAGGTTATTTTTATTCTAATGGTGAAATTATAAGATATGATGCAGCACAGTTTAACATTACAGGAACAGGAAACGTCTGGATATCTAGTAACCAAGAATATCAAAAGTATTTTGCATCCCTTCCGTTTAATGGAAAAATATATCCAACAGGTCTTATTCGTATTTTTTCTACCCCATATTATGAATCAGTTTCTGATATACCAAGATTACAGCCTGGTAATGTTTATGAACATGGTCGTGCACAATTTGGAACACAAATTACTTCGCACTTTGCTGGTATAAATTCTTATTGGTCAAACAACGATTACGTTCGTGGTTGCAATATGAGTTCTGAATACTTATTTACAACAGAAATTAATCCTACATTACCAGGAACAACGCTTGGTGCCGCTGGAATTAATAATGTGTTAGCAAAGCAAACTTCAAGAAATAGCATTATTAAAAATTCAATGGCTACAAATTATTTAACCGAAACAGAAATTAACAATTTAAAGTCAACTCAGTCAGGAACTATTCAATCATCTGCCTTGATTGTTAGTGGACCTTCTTTTAAAAGCACAGATGTTCCTATCAACTTTGTTTCTTATGTTTATAAAAATTTAGATAATGCTTATAAACATTTTGGAACAAGATTAAGAATTATTGGGAAAGTTGAAAACAGTGAAACACGAAGTCAAACACCAATTGGCAGCATGTCTTATTATCAAGTTGGTGGAATAAAACCAAATCAAAGCACAAGCATTGGTGGGGGCTCTGGCGGATTAGCGGTTATGTTAAATCCAGAAACAAACAATGGATATTATTTTGAAATAATTGCTTTAACTGAAAACAATATTGAGTCATATTTAAATTTAGATAAAAACAATCAATCAAATATATCAATTAACAACGTTGTATTTTATAAAATTAAAAAAGATCAATCTTCTGATAAAGCAATTCCTATAAAGTTATGGGGAGGATTAAGTAAAATATTAGTTGATGATGGAAGGTTTGCTGGTCAGTATAGAATGTCTGGTGAAGAAAGTTCAACAGTATATGATTTATCTGTAGAGTATTTGACTATAGGAAATACTAGAAGATTCTTCTTATATATTAATAATCAATTAATTAAAGTTGTTGATGATACAGATCCACTACCAATATATAATAATATGGCTTTATTTACTAGAGGCTCTTCAAGATGTATGTTTGAAAACATTTATGCTTTATCAGAAAACTATGCCGAAAACCCAAATTTTACTGTTGCAGATAATTTATCTACAGCATTAGGAAATAAAGAGGTTAGCGTTAATGAATCATTTAGAAGATATGCAATGAGCGGTATAGTTCAAGCAACGTACTTATCTGGAATAAGTTCACAACAACCACCCAAGTTTAATATGTATTTTGAAGAATTTGGATCTATCATGCGTGAGTGTGCATATTTTAATATTAAATATGATAGAGCATATCCTGCTTTGTATGCACAATTATCACCAACTTTTAATAGCATTAAAGGTTATACAACATCTGGATTTTATGCAAACTCATATGGAGCAGAATTTTTAATATTTAACTCAACAGATTCTGCAATAAACTTAGATGAAACTACTGGAAATTATTTAAGAATTCAAGGCATTACATTTACACAGGATACAACTCATGAATTATCCGTTGATGAATATTTTAAAAAACGTGGTAATTTATCTGACCCACCTTTTGCTGGCAGTTCACTTACCTATTCTCCATTAGTTGAAAAAAATAAATATGATGAAATTAAATTAAGTAGATTAATTTATGGTAAAAACGAATTTTCAATTAATACTCCATACATTCAAACACAGGATGATGCAGAGGCTTTAATGGGATGGGTTATTAACAAGGTTATGAGTCCTAAAAAATCGGTAGGTGTAAAAATATTTGCTACTCCAACCATACAATTAGGAGACATTGTAACTATAGACTACAAGGATTCTAATGGTTTGGACTTAGTTGCTTCAACAAATGATAGGTTTGTAGTATATAATATAGAGTATTCAAGAAATTCTAACGGTCCAGATATGACTATTTATTTAAACGAGGTATAAAATGTCACAAACCTTATCACCAACTCCAAATACTCCAATAATTTTAGGTCAAATGATATCATCATCTAATGTTAATTTAGTTAAAACTGCAACACCAGACATTATTCTTTTTGATGACCAATCATTATCAACAGAGTCAATGGCTGATTTAATATTTGAAAATATTGGTGGTCAAGAGTTAATTAACATATCAAGAAATGATACTATAAATGGTCAAGAAATATCTTATCAGCCAATTAAAAATGTTAAATTATTACAACAATCATATAACCCAAACAATATCCTTGGAATACAAAAAACTTCAGACAAGTATTTTTCTGGATTTCCAATTTTATTTGATCAAAAATTTCCAAACGAGGGTAGTGGTTTAAATGGACAAAACATTTATGTAGATGAACTGGGGAACCTAGTTATAGAGGCTATTGGTTTAAATAACGATGAGCAAATAGAAGTTCAACTTAGCACAAGTGGTACAATATATATAGTTCAACTTGATGGGAATGAATCGTGATAACCAAAGATGGAAAAAGTATTATTGGTAAATACCTGCTTGGTCAGGCTCCTGCCTATGCCTCATATTTTGCTCTTGGTTGTGGTCCAACCCCACTAGAAACTAGTGATACTGAAGAAGATTTTTCTCTAAAAAAGAATTTAGATTTTGAAATGTTTAGAGTACCAATTTCATCTAAAGGTTTTGTAAACGAAGGCGGTGTCGATAAAGTTGTACTTACCGCAGAATTACCAACAGAAGAAAGATACGAAATATCTGAAGTAGGTCTATACTCAGCAGGATCTAACCCATCTGCTGGTGTTTATGATAGTAAAACTATTTTTGCATTTACATCAACAGAAAATTGGCAATACAGCACATCAGTTTCTACATCAGCAATTAATTTGTATTCTTCTCCACTTGATGATCCAGAAGATGATAATGTTATTGCAATTGAAGATCCAGTATTTCAAACAAATGCAGACAACTCTATATTTTTTAAAACATCTCGTGCCTCAAGGTATGAACGTTGTAGGTTTTTAAATAATATTATTTGTGTTCAAGGTAATACATCAGACCTAACTATAAGTGAAGAAGTTGGACCTACACTTGATCACTTTGTAATTGAAGATGGATCTAATCATGTAAGATTAACTGGTGCAAGTGTAGATTTATCTAGAAACTCACCAAAAGATCAACTACGATTGGCATTTTCTTTAATAAATAAAAATGGTAGTTCGGGATTAATTCCAGACACTGTAAGAGTTCTTGTTGAGTTTTCATCTACTGATGGTAGCGAATATGCTCGTTTTGAAGCAGAAATAGATCATGGAACATCTGGAGATCCAAAAATTATTCAAAATTTTAACACAAATAGATATTTTGTAGTTTCAAAAGAATTACAAGATTTATATTCAACATCAAATTTTAGTTGGGATGCAGTTACTATTGTTAAAATTTATGCTTGTGTTATTGACTCAGATGCTCCATCTGAAGATTATTATGTTGTTTTAGATGCCCTCAGACTAGAAAATACTGAAACGGTTAATCCATTATACGGCTTAACTGGATATTCAATTGTTAAAAATGACACAGCAGAAACAATTATAAAGTCTCCTAATACTAGTAATTATGTTGAGTTTAGATTTTCTATAGGTGTTTCGTAATGGCTGACGCTGGAATTAAAAAATTAATTATTCCTAAAAATCAATTACCACCAGTTGGGGATAACAATGAATATCTTTTAAGATATAGGATTATCTCTGATGATAAAAATAGATCTTCGCATTACTCTCCAATTTTTTTAGTGCCAGCCCCAGAAATAGAAGAAGTTGAAGGTAATGTATTTGTTAATGGAACAAGTTCTACTGCAATATGGGGTGATGAAAATAATAGACCAAGATACGATATTTTTGTAAAATTTGATGGCGGTAGTTATTTCTATCATGGCACATCACCAATACATACATATGGATTTCTTAACACTGGAACAACAAATGTTAGGGTTGCCGTTCAGGTTGAAGGAATCAATAAACAAAGAAACGTTGATTTGACCATATTTGAGTCAAGCGTAGTTTCTTTGGTATAATTAAATAGGAGGAATATATGGCAAGAATACCTTTACCAGAACGTGGTCAACCACTAGATGTTACCTATATCTATGATTTGGCTCAAACAATTAATGACTTATCTACAGAAGTTTCTTCTGCAGCATATAATTTTACCAGTATAGACAATGGTCCATCTGTTAAAGAAACAACTAAAACTTCTAACGCTAGAATAGTTGGCGGGTATGTAGAGGTTTTAACTAACAGCACAGTTAGCGCTGGTAATGAAAGAGGATTCAGTTATTCTTTCCAAAACGATTTTAAGTTTCCACCTATCGTTACAGCCACAGCAAGAAACATAGGAAATACTGAGGCTGGTCAAAACGTAACAGTTGTATTACAAACAGTAACAACATCAAAGGTAGATGGGTTTGTAAGGTTTGGTGCATCTGGTAATTTATCTTTGGCTGTTAATTTAATTGCCGTTGGTATACCAAACTAAAAGATAATTAAATAATGATTTTTTGTAATAAATGTAATGGTCGTTTGTTTATTGATAGACAATATACAAGCATCCAACACATGGAGACATATTGTATTCGGTGTGGGTTAAGAAGATTTTATCACCCACCAACTGAAAGCGGAGAGGGCAGATGGTTACTGGCAAAGGAATTATCGAGAGCCAAACTTACAATAACGAGTCTGTAATAAAAGGAAGTAAAAAAATTTGGTTTCTTAATGGAGACCTTGTAAGACTTTATCATAGTTCAAGATCTACTGGGTTAGTATCTGTATATAATATTAACAAAGATAGGATTGAAACTTGTCTAAGAACTGATTTTAGAAAAAATAGAGAAAAGGCTTATACGGTTGCAGAGACTGCTAGATTAATTAATCGTCATAGAAAATATATGCCAACATTAATTAAAAAAGGTGTTATTCCGCCACCAATAGGATCTACCATTAATGGAAGAACTGGATGGCAAATAAGATCATACTATTCAGAAAGCGCAGTCAAGGTGATTCGTGATATACTGGCATCTATACATATGGGGCAACCAAGAAAAGACGGGCTAATAACAAATAATATGACGCCTACAAACCAAGAGTTGACACGGCGAATGGGAAAAGGTATACTTACATATACAAAGACAGATGACGGAAGGTATATTCCAATCTGGTCTGAAAACATTTAAAATAAAGAAAAGGTGGGGTATGGAAAACGATAATACAAAAGTATCAGTAACTCTAGGATATACACTTAATCTGGGCAATTTCCAGTCTTTAAGAATTGATTTAGGTGTTGTTGATTCTAAGCGTGATGGTGAAAACTCAGATCAGGCTTTTAATAGAGTTTATAAGTTTGTTGAAGACAAACTAACTGAAAAAATTCAAGAGGCACAATTAGAGGCTGACAGCAAAGACTAATGGCTGAACGCAAAGACCGCATGGCTTTGCTTAGTAGGTACAGCAAGTTACATACAGCAAAGTATGAGCAAAAGCCATCTTTAAATTTAAACGTAGAGCAATGGTCTGCTGATGCCTTAGTAGAGTCCTATGGTATTTCTGCTTGTTATGATTTGCTTGAGTATTATTTTAGTATTGCACAAGAACCAAATTGGAACTACTTTGCATATAATGCAGAAAAGATTATTAACGGTAAACTAGATTTTGAAAAAGATACATTAGAACGAATAGAGCGAAGAAAGTTAGCAAGGAGGTGGCTCAGTGAATAATACAGAAGCAAGAGTTATCTCAGCATTATTACAAGACAAACAAATGCACGTGCTTCTACAGGCTAATGTTGAAAATCTTCTTAGGACACACAATGATGTTTGGAATTTTATAAGATTATATTTCGAAAATAACAGTACCGTTCCACCAACCTCTTTAGTTGTAGAAAAATTTAGAGACTTTCAGCCAGTAGAAAATGTTGGTGCAACCAAACACCATCTTGAAGAATTACAGACTGAATATTTAAACGATAGCCTAAAAGATATTTTAAGATCTGCAGCAGGAGAAGTTCAAACTGGCAATGGAACAGAAGCCCTTAATGGTCTTATTACAAAAACATCTGAACTAAAAAAGAATACATCTGCTATACGTGATATTGATGCAACAGATTTAGAATCTGCCGTTGCATATTTTGAAAAGATTAAAGAGCAAAAAGAAACTGGTCAGATTGGAATTAAAACAGGTTTGCCAGGATTTGATAACTACCTACCTTCTGGAATTATGCCAGGACAACTTGGTGTGTTTTTGGCTTATCCAGGAATTGGCAAATCATGGTTAGCACTTTATTTTGCAGTGCAAGCATGGAAACAGGGAAAGTCTCCTTTGGTTATTTCTTTAGAAATGTCTGAAACAGAAGTTCGTAATCGTGTGTTTGCTATTATGGGGGAAGGTCTTTGGTCTCACCGTAAACTTAGCAATGGCGAAATTGAAATTGATATGTTAAAAAATTGGCACAAAAATAAAGTAGAGGGCAAACCAGAGTTTCACATCATATCAAATGATAATGGTGGAGAAGTAAACCCATCTGTTGTGCGTGGAAAAATTGATCAATACAAGCCAGACTTTGTTATTGTAGATTATTTACAACTTATGTCACCTAATCAAAAGTCTGAAAATGAGACGGTACGTATGAAAAACCTTTCAAGAGAACTTAAACTTATGGCTATTAGCGAAGAGGTTCCTATTATTGCTATTTCATCTGCCACCCCTGATGATGTAAAAGATTTAAGCAGCGCACCAACACTTGGTCAAACTGCATGGTCTAGACAAATTGCTTATGATGCTGACTGGGTTATGGCATTGGGTCGTGCTACAAATAGTGATATTATTGAATGTGTATTTAGAAAAAATCGTAACGGTTTTATGGGAGACTTTTTAGTACAAGTAGATTTTGACAAAGGTTATTACAGATATAAGGATTACGAAGATGGTAAATAATATTTACAGTAAAGAACAAATAAAAAGAGTGCTTAATGGCGCAGGTATTGACGTTGAAGCAGAGTTTGGTAATGACTACATAATCTATTGCCCATATCATAATAACACTAGGACTCCCGCTGCTGAAATTGCAAAAGATAGTGGATTGTTTTTTTGTTTTGGATGTCAAACCACAAAAAATCTTGAAGAATTTGTAATGTTTGTAACTGGTAGAACTTATTTTGAAGCAGCAAGGTATATAAAAAGCAAACAAACAGAGACTAATATTGAGAGTGTAATTAATAAGGCTATGTATGCTCCACCAGACTTTGTTCAATATGACGAAGTATTAATTAAACGATTAAACAATCAAGCCCTTGAGTCACCAAGAGCAATGAGATATTATGCTGGAAGATATATAACAGAAGATTCAATTAAAAAATTTGGACTTGGCTATTCAGAAAAACAAGATATGTTAACAATACCAGTTCACTCTCCAGATGGGTTAACACTTGGCTTTGTTGGTAGATCTGTAGAAGGTAAAGAGTTTAAGAATACTCCAGGACTTCCAAAAGGTAAAATATTATTTAACCTACACAGAATTAAAGCATCTAGCACTGTGTATGTAGTTGAATCATCTTTTGATGCTATAAGATTAGACCAAGTAGGATTCCCAGCAGTGGCAACTCTGGGGGCTAACGTATCTGCATCACAGATTAAACTGTTAGCAAAATACTTCAACAATGTTGTTCTTGTTGCAGACAATGATGAGGCTGGCTCAATAATGAGAGATAAGTTAATTGAAAAACTTGGCTCATTAGTGACCGTAATAAAAATAGATAAAAAATATAAAGACATAGGAGATATGGATGATGAGGCAATTCGAAGCATAGAGTTTCAATTTGACAAATCTATATCAACTATGTTAAACTAATATAACAAACAAAGGAGAATATATGAGCGTAGTAAAGGGACTCAAAAATATAAATGCCCTGCTCGACAAGCCAAAATATGATGAAAACTCTCCAAAGGTAAGATGGTTAAAAATTGCCGATGGACAAGCAGTAAAAATTCGTTTCGTTGAAGAACTAGATGAAGACTCTGCAAACTACAATGCAGAACGTGGTCTTGCTCTAGTTGTTAAAGAACATACAAATCCAAAAGACTACAAGCGTAAGGCTGTAGATACAATGGAATCAGAAGGTCGTGACTGGGCAGAAGAAATGCACCGTAAAGATCCAAAGGCTGGCTGGAGAGCACGTCTTCGTTTCTATTGCAATGTTTTAGTCGACGATGGCATTGAAGCACCGTATGTGGCTATTTGGTCAATGGGTGTTAGCAAGCAATCAGCATTTAATACAATTCGTGAGTATGCACTTGAAACAGGTAGCATCTCAAACGTAGTCTGGAAAGTAAAACGAAATGGTCAGGGTACTGAAACAAGTTACACAACCATTCCAGGTGCACCAGATACAGAACCATTTGACTGGTCAGCATTTAAGCCTTATCCTCTTGAGTTAGCATTAAAGAAAATTCCTTATGCTGAACAAGAAGCATTCTACTTAGGCTTTGACGGTCCAACAACTTCATCTGCTACCAACGTAGACTGGTAATAGATGAACTATGTAGGCTTACATGTTCATACTCACTACTCCCTATTTGACGGCATAGCAACTCCACAAGAGTATGTAGACCGTGCTAGCAAGTTGGGTATGAACGCTCTTGCAATTACAGATCACGGTACACTTTCTGGTCACAGAGAGTTGTATCGTGCTGCAAAAGAAAAGGGTATTAAGCCAATCCTTGGTTTAGAAGGATACATGTGTGCAGATATATCTGATAAAAGGGATAAGTCTGAAAGGGAAGGTCAACAAGATCTTGTCTATAACCACATTGTCCTTCTAGCCAAGAACCAAAAGGGTTTGGAAAACCTTAACAAAATTAGTGAAATTGCATGGACAGATGGGTTTTTTAAGAAACCAAGGTTTGACTTTGAGATTCTTAAAAAGTATAAAGAAGGAATTATCGTAACGTCTGCTTGTCCTAGTAGCGTTATTGTTAAAGCATTAGAAGAGCAAGAGTTTGCAATTGCTAAAAAAAATATTAATTGGTTTAAAGATAATTTTGGTAGCGATTATTACATTGAGGTTATGCCACACAATACACCAGAAATAAATAAATATCTTATTGAACTTGCTGATGAGTTTGATATAAAGGTTGTTGTTACACCAGACTGTCACCATTCAGATACATTGCAAAAAGAAATACAAGAATTTAAATTAATTTTAAATACACATGGGAAAGTAAACAAAGAAGCAACGTATGAAAAATCTAAAAAGAAAACAGACATGATGGAAAGACTTGACTATCTATACGGACAAGACCGCCAGATAACATTTAATAAGTTTGATATCCACCTATTGTCTTATGAAGAAATTAAAGCAGCAATGGAGTTGCAGGATATTGATCGACCAGACATCTATTCAAACACATTGTTATTGGCAGATACAGTAGAAGACTATGACATTAAAGATGGACTAAACCTGCTTCCAGTTCAGTATAAGAATCCAGATAAACAATTAAGAGATTTGGCATGGCAAGCACTAGAAAATAAAAGACTAACATCTTCTTGGGTAGGAAATGATTCCTATGAGTTAAGATTAGACGAAGAACTTGAAATTATTAAAGATAAAAAATTTGCTCCATACTTTCTTGTAGTTCAAAGTATGATTAATTGGGCTAAGAAGGAAGGAATCTTAGTTGGTCCTGGTCGTGGATCTTCTGCTGGCTCTTTGGTTTGCTATATGCTTGGCATTACAGATATAGATCCATTAGAGCATGGACTTTTGTTTTTTCGTTTTATTAATCCAGAGCGTAATGACTTTCCTGATATTGATACAGATATTCAAGATACTCGTCGTGATGAAGTAAAAGATTATTTAGTTAGACAATATAGACACGTAGCGTCTATTGCCACATTCCTTGAGTTTAAAGATAAAGGCGTTGTGCGAGATGTTGCAAGAGTTTTAGATATACCATTAACAGATGTGAACAAGGTATTAAAGTTAGTAGATACTTGGGATGAATATTGCACCTCTAAAACTACACTATGGTTTAGAGAAAAATATCCAGAAGTGGAGATTTATGGAGAACAATTACGTGGTCGTATTAGGGGTACTGGCATTCATGCTGCTGGTGTGGTTACTAGTAAGGATCCAATATTTAGGTATGCGCCATTGGAAACTCGCTCTTCTCCTGGATCCGATGATCGCATTCCTGTGGTTGGTGTTGATATGGAAGAGGCTGAAAAGATTGGTCTTATTAAAATTGATGCATTAGGTCTTAAAACTTTAAGCGTAGTAAAAGATGCTATTAGCATGATTAAGCAAAATCACTACAAAGACATTGATCTTTTATCAATTGATATGGCAGATCCAAAAGTATATGAGATGCTTTCAGACGGGTATACAAAAGGTGTATTCCAATGTGAAGCAACACCATATACAAACCTTCTAGTAAAAATGGGAGTAAAGAATTTTAATGAGTTAGCAGCATCAAATGCTTTAGTTCGTCCAGGTGCTATGAATACTATTGGTAAAGATTATATTGCTCGTAAGCATGGTAAGCAGAATGTTTCCTATACCCACCAAATTATGAAGCAGTTCACAAATGATACATATGGGTGTATCCTGTATCAAGAGCAAGTTATGCAGGCTTGTGTTCACCTAGGTGGAATGTCAATGTCTGATGCTGACAAGGTACGTAAAATTATTGGAAAGAAGAAAGATGCAAAAGAGTTCGATATTTATAAAGAACGTTTTATTACTGGCGCTTCTGCCTATATTGCTCCCAACCAGGCTCGTGATCTATGGCATGACTTTGAGGCGCATGCGGGATACTCGTTCAACAAGAGTCATGCGGTTGCTTACTCTACGCTCTCGTATTGGACGGCGTGGTTAAAATACTACTATCCACTTGAGTTTATGTTTGCCCTTCTTAAGAATGAAAAGGATAAAGACGGTAGAACAGAATATCTTATTGAAGCAAAACGTATGGGAATATCTATTAAACTTCCACACATCAATGACTCTGATCTTGATTTCAAAATTGAAGGCAAGGGTATAAGGTTTGGTTTAACAGGAATTAAATTTATCTCTAATAATATTGCTGCTAAATATATTGCTGCTCGTCCATTTAAATCATACAAAGAACTTGAAGAGTTTACTTTTACAAAAGGTAATGGCGTAAACAGTAGAGCGCTTAATGCTCTTAGAGTTATTGGTGCAGCAACTTTTTCAGATAACCCTAGAAGTGATAGTGAGATTAAAGAAAATATTTATGAATATTTAAACCTTCCAGAGTTTAACATAACAATTCCTTCGCACTATTATGCATTTATTCAAGACATTGATTTATTTGAAGAAAAAGGATCATATATTTTAATGGGTATGGTTAAAACAATTAAACGAGGAAAAGGATGGTCACGAGTTGAAATTCTGGACAAAACTGGGAGTGTTGGTATATTTGATGAAGAGGGAACCACTATTGAGACGGGTCGCACTTACTTGGTTCTTGCTAATGACAATAGGATTGTATCTGCAATTCCTGTTGATGAAATAAAAGAATCTTCAAATGCACTTGTTAAGTTTTTAGGTTATAAACAATTACCATATAGCGAAGAAGAAATGTTTGTTGTTTCTTTTAAACCAAGAGTTACAAAGGCTGGAAAAAAAATGGCTTCTTTAACTTTAGCAGATACGGCTAGAGATTTACACTCTGTTACAGTATTTCCTACTGCATTTCCTAAAGCATATATGCATATTGAAGAAGGTAAATCGTATAAATTTAGTTTTGGTAAAACCAAAGATGGAACCGTTATAATGGAGGATGTAAATGTCAGTTAGTGTAGAAGATGTATTATCTCAGTTAGATCCAAGACTTAGAAAACGACTTGGAACTGGCGAAGGTATTAGTTTTGAGTATCAGCCAACACCAAGTTTTGGATTAAACCGTGCCCTAGGCGGTGGACTACCATACGGTAGACAGGTGCTTATATGGGGAAGCAAGTCATCTGCTAAGTCCTCTATGTGTTTACAAATGATTGCTTTAGCACAAGCAGAAGGTAAGGTTTGTGCATGGATTGATTCTGAGATGTCTTACTCTGAAGATTGGGCACGACAACTGGGGGTAGACCCAACAAAGTTAATTTATTCTCAAGCAAGAACTATTAGCGACATGGTAGATGTTGGCGTTGGGCTTATAAATGCTGGAGTTGACTTAATAGTCATTGACTCTATTACTTCTATGCTTCCTGCTATATATTTTGAAAAAGATACAGATGAAATGAAAGCACTTGAGAATACAAAACAAATTGGTGCAGAGTCTAGAGACTTTAGCAATGCTTGGAAAATGCTTAACTATGCTAATAACAAGGTAAAGCCAACACTTCTTGTTCTTATTTCTCAATCAAGAAACAACATTAGCGCTATGTATACAAGCCAGCAACCTTCTGGTGGGCAGGCTACCAAGTTTTATTCATCTTGTGTTATAAAGTTGTTTTCTTCTGAGTCTGACAATCAGGCTATCAAAGGTAAAATTAAAGTTGGAGATAAACTGATTGAAGAAAAAATTGGAAGAAAGATTAGATGGGAATTACAATTTTCTAAAACATCCCCAGGTTTTCAGTCTGGTGAGTATGATTTTTATTTCCGTGGAAACAACATTGGTATTGATGCTGTTGGTGATCTTGTTGATACTGCAGAATCTATTGGTTTATTAAACAGAACTGGCGCATGGTATCAGTTAGAAGATGGCACAAAAGTACAAGGAAGAGATGGAATTATTAATAGGATAAAAGAAGATTTAAATTTACAACAACAACTAAAAGATAAGTTGAGTAATGTCTAAAGAGTTTACAGTATATCCAGGCAAATTTCCTTGTAAAACTTGCCAAGAAATTGTTGGTTCTTTAAGGTATTGGAAAGAAATAGGTGATGCAACTTGGATGTGTTCTCAAAAACACATATCTACAGTTGGATTAATTCCACCAAAAAGAAAGAAAAGAGACTTTACAAATGAGTGAGAAAAGCGAGTCCAAAAGAATTGGGGCTAAGCAACACAAAAATTCTGGTCGTAATAATAAAAAAGGAGATGCAACTTGGAGAAATTTTATAGTTGACTTTAAAGAAGTTGGAAAATCTTTTACATTAAACAAAGATGTATGGGCTAAGGCTGTTACTGATTCCATAAAATCAGGAATTGATAAATCTCCAGCAATTGTAGTAGTGCTTGGAGAAGGAAATACAAAGGTAAGACTTGCTATAATTGAAATGGATCTTTTAGAACAACTAACGGAGGGTAAATAAAATGATAGAGCAAATTAAACAAACAGGAACAACCATAGATATGGTCAATGGTTTGACTGAAATTGCTGACTATATGAATGACGAAGAGTTAACAACTGCTTTAACAATGATTGCTAAGTTAATCATTAAACCAGATGTTCCATTTAATGTTGCTACTGTTGAAATTGTAAGACTTCAAGCCATTGCAGCAAAAATGTCATTTAAAGCAACATGGATGGCTAATGTAGATAAAAGTGATAGAGCAAAGAAAAACATATATTTCACGGCAGCAGAATCAATCAACAATTTAGTGTCAGCACTCAAATACATAATACGATAACCTGCTATACTTATATAAACAAAGGATAAAAAATGAGCAAAAACTTACTAAAACAGATTATGATTAGAACAGATGAACCAAAACATAATGAAGATGTTGGCTATACAGAAGGATTAGTTAATGCTATTCAACAAGGATATGTAGCAGATATTAAACCAAAATTTACTAAAAAATATTCTTTTTCTCCATCAACACTTACTTATGGTGCTGGAGAGTGTGCAAGGTTTTGGTATCTTGCTTTTGATGGCGCAGTGTTTTATGATAACGCTGACCCATATGGTGTAGCAAATAGAACAAACGGTACGTTAAGCCATGATCGAATTCAAGATGCAATGATTAAAGCAGACATCTTAGATAAAAACATGGAGTTTGAAACAGATCGTAAATATGGCAAACAAAAACATCCAGCATTAGAGTTTACAGTTAAGGTAGATGATCCTCCTATCTTTGGCTATGGAGATGTAATGCTTGACTATAAGGGTGAATCAATTCTTGGCGAAATTAAAACAATGCCAAACGATGGATTTGAATATAAAAAAGCAAATAGAAAAGCAAAAGGCAAACACCTTATGCAATTACTAATGTATATGAAAGTATTAAAAAAAGATAAAGGTGTTTTAATTTATGAAAATAAAAACAATCATGAATTATTAACCTTACCAGTGCTAGTTAATGATGAGTATCGTAACTGGACCAACTATGCATTTGACTGGATGAAACAAGTTCGTAAGGCTTGGACAGATAGAGACATTCCAGTAAAAACATATAGAGCAAACTCAAAAATCTGTAAGGTTTGCCCTATCCAAAAAGCCTGTGCAGAGGCAGAAGCAGGGGTTTTAAAAATTAAACCTCTTGAGGAATTAAGTGAAACTATGTGATCGATGCGATAAAGCATTTAATCCCAAAGTAAGTTATCAAATTTACTGCGGGATTGAGTGTAGAGACATTGCAACAAAAGATAAAATTGTGCAACGCTACCACATAACTCGTAGACAAAAAAGAATTGGCAAAGTAAGAAAATGCCATGGTGGTTGTAACGTAGACCTATCAATCTACAATGACTCTGGATTTTGTTCAAATTGTAATGTAAGTAAAAAAAGTGTTGACAAGATGTTAAAAGAAATAAAAGGATTTTTTGATTATGAACAAGACTAAGTGGGGTGCAATAGTGGAGCCAAATAAAATATGTGCCATTGATGCTAGCACCAACAGTCTTGCTTTTGCATTATTTGAAAATAAAAAACTTGGCACTATTGGAAAAATAAAATTTGAAGGTAATACTAATTATGAAAAAGTAATGGATGCCTGTGCTAAAACAAAAGCATTTTTTGAGTACTATGGTGGATTTGAAGCAATAGTAATTGAACACACAGTCTTTATGAATAGTCCTAAAACTGCTGCAGATCTTGCATTGGTTCAAGGTGCACTGCTTGGTGCGGCAGGATTGACTGGAACAAAACAAATAGGAACCGTAGCCCCAATTACTTGGCAAAACTATTTAGGAAATAAAAAATTAACTAAAGAAGAACAATTAGAGATTAAATTAAAAAATCCTGGAAAATCAATATCTTGGTATAAAACATTTGAACGGCAGATAAGAAAAGAAAGGACAATAAAATTAATTGAAATCAACTATGATAAAAGTATTGACGATAATGACGTTGCTGACGCTTGTGGTATCGGCCATTGGGCTATTAATAATTGGAATAAAGCAATAGGGGTAACAGAATAATGCCAGAATTAAATGCTAACATCCCGCCAATTGAATGCTATGTTCGTGGAAACTACTTAAGGAATCAATTAGATAGTCATGACAAATATTTTCCATGCGTTATATTTGGTGTTGCTAGTATAAAAAGTAGAAGTCCTTTATTTCATATAATGATGGAGGATGGCGGATTATGGTGGAGATTACCAATTAGTGCATTTTGTACAAAGCCTGGAGTTCCTGAAGTAGACTTGCATAATTTAGTTTTATGGAACGCCTTTAGTCATCACATATCTGTAACTAAATTTGAAAACTTAACAAACCTTAGAATGTCATATATTGATAGAACAAAAACAAGACATGATGGAACTTATTTATTTACTCTTGACTGGCACAATCCAGATACAAATGTTATAGATGACGGGTATTCAGAAAGTCCTTCTGAGCACAAATGTGGACATGTCATACAGCGAGATGATGGAAACTTTGCTATTCAGCCCAATAATAGAGTTCGTATTTATGAACCTTCCTTTACCCTAAAAAAAGATTATGTTATTGAAAGAATAATTAATGATTACAAGTGGGATGTTGAAAATCAAAATAAATGGATCTTAGAAGACTCTGATAAATTTTATTATGATATTAATACAAAAGAGGTTGACAAATAACACTATGACTGGTAAACTGTATACAAGTGAGACTTGGCTTCGAAAGAGATATCTTATGGATAAAAAGTCTCCACAAGACATTGCCAAAGAATGCGGCGCAAGCGTAGAAACAGTCTACGTATACCTTGCAAAATTTGGATTAAGGAAATCAAAACGATGAGTAATAATTTAAACATTACGGTTGATCAAGTCAACCATCCATTACACTATACAACAGATCCTAGTGGAGTTGAGTGTATACAGATTACACGTCATCGCAATTTTAATATTGGAAATGCTTTTAAATATTTATGGAGAGCGGGACTTAAAGATGAACAAAAAACAATCCAAGATTTAGAAAAAGCAATATTTTATATTAAAGATGAAATTAATCGTTTAGAAGGAAAATACCATGTCAAGTGAAATAGAATTAGTTCAACATTTAGATGAAGTAAACAAAGTAGTTACAGAATACTTAAAGGGGCAGGATCCAACAAAAATATCTAAAGAACTAGACATGCCTAGAACTCGTGTTGTTGCATTAATTAATGAGTGGAAAGTCATGGCATCTGCTAATGATGCAATTCGTGCACGGGCTAAAGAAGCACTTGCTGGAGCAGACACACACTATAGCAAACTTATTACAAAGGCTTATGAAGTTATTGATGAATCAAGTATGACAAATAACCTTAGTGCAAAGACTCAGGCTATTAAACTTGTTATGGATATTGAAAAATCTAGAATTGAAATGCTTCAAAAGGCTGGTTTGTTAGAAAATAAAGAACTTGCCGAAGAAATGGTTCAAATTGAAAGACGACAAGAAGTCCTTGTTGAAATACTTAGAGAAATTGCTTCTACGCATCCAGAAGTTCGTGATTTAATTATGCATAGGCTTTCACAAATTGCAAAAGAAGGCGAAGTGATTACAATTGTCCAAGATGTTTAATGATTTTTTAGATGTATTAAAAGAAAATCAGTTTGATGAAAAACCAGTAGATGTTAAAACATTTGTTGAGTCATCTGATTATCTTGGTCAGCCAACTTTGTCAGCAATCCAGTATGACATAGTAGAAGCAATGAGTCAGATATACAAGAAAGAAGATTTACAAGAACTTTATGGATCAGTAGAGGGGGCTAGATACTATGACAAATATACAAAAAACGAAATCATCTTACAGTTGGGGAAAGGTAGCGGTAAAGATTTTACTTCCACTGTTGCTTGTGCTTACATTGTTTATAAGTTACTTTGTCTCAAAGACCCCGCAAGATACTTCGGAAAACCAAGCGGGGATGCGATAGATTTAATTAACGTTGCCATTAACGCACAACAGGCTAAAAACGTTTTCTTTAAAGGTTTTAAAACAAAAATTGAAAAATCTCCTTGGTTTGCAGGTAAGTATAATGCTAAGGCTGATAGCGTTGAGTTTGATAAATCAATTACTGTTTACTCAGGACATTCAGAAAGAGAATCTCATGAGGGTTTAAACTTGTTGCTTGCAGTACTTGATGAAATTTCTGGATTTGCTTCTGAGGTTGGAACTGGTAATGAACAAGGTAAAACTGCAGAGAATATTTATAAAGCATTTCGTGGATCGGTAGACTCTCGTTTTCCAGATCTTGGTAAGGTTGTTCTTCTTTCATTCCCTCGTTATCAGGGTGACTTTATTTCAAAACGGTATGAAGATGTAATTATGGAAAAAGAATCAATAGAAAAGAAACATACTTTTATTATGAATGAAGACTTACCACATAATGATCCAAACAATCAGTTTGAAATTACATGGGAAGAAGATCAAATTATTTCTTATAAAGTTCCAAAAATATTAGCATTAAAAAAACCAACATGGGAAGTAAATCCAACAAGAAAAATAGATGACTTTAAACTAGCATTTTATACAGATCTTGGCGATGCCATGATGCGTTTTGCTTGTGTTCCAACATATGCCTCAGATGCTTTCTTTAAACAAAAAGAAAAGTTAGAAAAATGTATGAACACAAGAAATCCAATAGACTCTTTTAAAAGGTTTGAAGAAACTTTTAAACCAGATCCAGAAAAAATGTATTATGTCCATGCTGACCTTGCACAAAAACATGACAAGTGTGCTGTTGCTATTGCACATGTTGACAAATGGGTTAACATTCAAGTTATTAAAGACTATGAACAGGTAGCCCCCATAGTTGTTGTTGATGCTGTTGTATGGTGGGAACCAAAAGCAGAAGGTCCAGTTAACTTATCTGAAGTAAAACAATGGATAGTTAATTTACGTAGAGAAGGTTTTAATCTTGGAATGGTTTCTTTTGACCGTTGGCAATCTTTTGATATTCAAAATGAATTACAGGCTGTTGGCATTAGAACAGAAACTGTTTCAGTTGCCAAAAAACATTACGAAGATTTAGCAATGATGATTTATGAAGAGCGAGTGGCAATTCCTATGATTCCATTATTGTTAGAAGAAATGTCAGAATTAAAAATTATGAAGGGTAACAGGGTAGATCACCCTCGTAAAAAATCCAAAGACTTAGCAGATGCTGTCTGTGGAGCAGTGTTTGGGGCAATATCTCATACCCCCAAAAATAATAATACAGAAATTGAGGTCCATACATGGAGTTCTGCAACTCGACTTGCGGAGAAACAGCAACATATGGTAGAATTAGATAATCGAGAAATGCCTAACGATGTTAAGGACTTTCTTGATAAATTAAACTTAATATAAACTAACAAGGAGAAAAATGAATTCATTTAAGAAACTTGCCACAGTCTTGGCTGCAGCCTTGACGCTTGGCGTGATGTCGGCACTTCCGACACAGGCTACAGTCTATGCTGACGTTGTCACCATTGATGCAGTAGCAGATACAATTAATCCTGGTGAGACTGCAACAGCAGTAGTATCAGTATCGTTTTTGGGAACAAGTATTGGAGATACCGTTTCGGTAATATCTGCAGTATTGTCTGCCCCATCTACTGCTAGCGTTCCACGATTTGCTGTTACAGAAACATCTAGCGCAACAGTGGCACTATCAGCAGACACAACAACAGCAGCAATTTCGCCAGCGACAAATACAACTGGCTATGTTACTGCAAAATTAACATCATCACTTTATGTACCTAGCGTTGCTGGAACATATGTGATTAGATTTATTCCTACATTAACAAGCGCTTCTGGATCAGTAACATCTCCAGCATTGACTTGGACAGTTACTGTAACTGCACCAGATCTTAAGGCATCAACTGCACATACAACATCTATTCTTAATGCTGGAGAAACAATTTCAGCAACAACAGATGCTACCGTATATGCTTCAAAGACAGTTTCATCTGATGCTGCAGCAGTTATTGTTTTAACTCAAAAGAACGCTGCTAATGGTTCTGCTTCAGAATCTATTACAGCAACTATTTCAGGTGCTGGTATGTTGGGACATGGTACAAACCATGCAACAATTACTGGTTTAGGTAGATCATTGGTTATTCCTGCAGGTAGTTACATTGGAGTATTTTCTGATGGAACATCTGGTGTAGGAACAATTACACTTACTTCACAATCTGGAGTATTATTGGCAACAGAAACTGTAACATTTTATGGCGATATTGCTAAAGTTGTTACAACTGTAAAGAAGCCAACTATTGCAGTAGGTTCAAATGCAGATGCAATTTCTGCAGTAGCATATGATGCTGCTGGTGTAATTGTTGGTGCAGGAACATTAACTGCTACCTCAAGTGATTTAACAATAATTAGCAACTCAGCAACAACTGCTTCCATTGTAAATGGTGCAGCACTATTTTCGCTAACTGGTGTAAAAACTGGTTCAGCAGGTGTAGTTGTAAAGAGTGGCACAATTTCTGCAGATACAGCAACAGTTCGTGTTGAGGCTGCCGTCGCTACAATTAAGTTGGCTTTTGATAAAGCAAACTATGTAGCAGGAGAGCAAGCAACAATTACCTTGTCAGCAGTTGATGCTACAGGTGCTGTACTATCTGGAAAGACATATGCTAACTTACTTGCTGCTGGTGGAATTACTACAAGTTATTCCTTTGGTGGATCAAGTGATACTATTACTGCAACAGCAGTTACAACAGATGCAAATGGTGTAAAAACTTATAAGGTTTTCATGCCACTAAGCGCTGGCAATGTAACTGTTTCTGCAACTGGTGGATCTGATCTTCCAACAGCAGGACAAGTTAAAGTTACTACAACTGCAACAGTTACTGATTCAGCCTCACAAGCACTTGCTGCAGTGGCTGCATTAGCGGTAACAATAGCACAATTAAGAACCTTAATTACAACTCTTACGAATTTAGTTCTTAAGATTCAAAAGAAAGTAAAAGCATAACAAACTCCTTGTAAAATTGAGGGTAGATTAATTTCTACCCTCTTTTTTATTGAATAAAAATGGTATAATTACTAATATAATTACACATAGGAGACCACCACTCAATTGACCAATCTCAAACGAAGACTAATATTAGCCTTTGGGGTGGGACTGTGCTTAACAATTTTTGGAATAATGGCTCCTGATCGTGCTCACGCTACAGAAAATCAAGAACAAGTTGTTGTTAGCCCTGCTCAACAGGCAGTCAATACAGCCCTTGCAACAGCCACTACAGAGGTTCAGCAGGCTATTGCAGCCACGGATACTGCCACAGCCACTATAGCAGTAGCAGTTGCTGAAAGGGTAGAGGCTCAGGCAGCGGTAGAAACATTAACCGCAACAGTCTCAATAGCACAATCAAATGTAGCCTTAGTAGACACAGCCACAGCCACAATTAGTGCTATAGATTTATCTGTTACACCAATAGATCAAAGTTCGCAGGTAGTTCAAGATGCTAAAGATACTGTTGTCACAGCCCAAACCTCTATAAATAATATTGACACATCAACTGCACAGGTACAAATATCCGAAGCCACTGCAGCAAAAACAACAGCAGCAACAGCACAAGCCACCGCACAAACCGAATTAACTCAAGCAAACCTTGCTATTGATGCTGCTCAAACAGCAGTCAACAATTTACAAGCCACTATTGGAACTAGCACAAATGTTTTGGCTGGAGTAGATGATGCTGGGGTTCAAATGAATCTTCCGTTCGGAATGCAAATGGGTGGAACTGTTTATAATAATGTATTTGTTGGATCAAATGCAACGATAACATTTGGAACAAATGAAGGATGGATTTATCATACAACTCCAGGCGCACCTTCTGTATCTATTGCTGGATGGGACTGGACTACTTGGAGCACAGGAACTGGAATTACATATGCGACTACTGGAACAAGTTTAGATATTGCTTGGGACTTAAGACCATTTCCTCAACAAGATGCCTCTACACAAATGGTACAGGTAAGATTTAATGCTGATGTTAATCCAAACGATGGAGCATGGATAGCAAATGTAACTGCTGTAGGTCCAATACCAGATCAAGCAAGATTTAATTATAGAGAAACGACAAATGGAGCAATTACTCCTATTGAAAATACAAATGTAGGATCAGGTTTTGCTGGACAAATAAGTCAAGGTGCAGCATTTACTCCATATGTAGATCCAAACACAGAAACAGTTCAGGCAGCCGTAGATGCAGCAAATGCAACTATTGTCCAATTAAATTCAAGTCTTACACCAGTAGTTTCTCAAAATACTATAAACACATCAGCAATAAATGCTATTAATACTACATCTTTAAGTAATACCGTAAACTCAGCGGTATCTACAAAGAATACTCTTCAAACTACATTGACAACTAACGCAACTGAATTAATCACTGCTATTAATAATAATATTCCTACTCCAGCACCAACATTATTAGAGCCAGTGATTGAAGGAACAACAGTTGTTATTGCACCAGAGTTACCAGAAGGATACACAGCAAACACTTGGTTCTATCAAGTAATAACAGATGACCCAGATGCAGAAAATCCATATGAGGGTGGCACTTATAATACAGACGGCGCTCCAGAATCTATAGAACTAACTGGTTTGACAGAAGGTGCTACCTATACTGTTAGAGTTGCTAACTGGTCTGGACCTGTAAGTGAATATACAGAGGTTGTTATTTCTATACCAGCACCAGAAGAAGAAATTATTGAGGCTCCGTCACAACCATCTTTTATTTATGCGCCTGAACAAACTTTACCAGATTTGACCACTCCGATTGAAGAGGAGAGTACAGAGATAGAAGAAACTCCTGCAGAGGAAACGCCAGTGGAAGAAACTCCTGCTGAAGAAGTGCCTTCCGAAGAAACTGAATCTCCTGAAACGGATACACCTGAATCTGATGAATCTTCATCCAACGATGAACTAGAAAATATTCTTGAAGAAAGTCAGGATTCTTTTGAAGAAATTGCACAAGATAATGATACCTTATC